GTCACTTTTTTACATGCACAGAATTTTAATTCGAGAAAAGTCGAAATAACAAAGAGGTAATTTATGCGAATAGTTGATTTAAAAGAGTTCCTATCACTACCTAATGGGACGTTATTCATGAAGTACGCCCCTTGCTCGTTTGATGACTTGAGTGTTAAGGTCGAGTCACTTGAAAATGATTTTATTTGCGTGTCAATAACTAATGATGTTGAATCAGATGATACCGAGGATTTTTCCAGTATATTATTTTCAGCAGAAGAGACCGGTGATAGTTTTGATTTAGATACTGATGCTACTTACCGAGACGGTATGTACGAAAAAGATCAAATGTTTGCAGTGTACGAGTTAAAAGATGTTAATGGATTACTAGCAGTCGTTGAAAAATATAAGCGGCTAGCCTACAGCAACTAATAAAGAGGAAATAATATGGGTGCTCACAAGAAACCGCAGGCGCTTAGAGAGTTAAACGGCACTGCTGACAGGAATAAGCACAGAGATAATCAAGATCAGCCACCAGTGACTAGGGGAATTGGGCCAGCACCAGAGCACTTCACTGAATTGCAAAGTGATATTTGGGATTACCTGGTTGGTGTAATGTACGCGGGTGTATTATCAATCAGTGACCGTCCGACCATGGAGATGATGACTATTTTATTCCACCGCTTTCGCCATGGTGACTACGAAGAGAATTCTGTATGCCCGGCGCTCAATGGTGTTGAACTATCGCGCCTTGATTCTCTAATGGGTCGGTACGGTATGACACCAAGCGACAGAACAAAGATCGTAGTGCCAAAGAAAGAAAAATCTAATCCGTTTGAGGGTATGTAATTGCAAGACTACTCGCTAACAGCAGACAATTACGCCTATGACGTTATCAGCGGGCAGGTATTAGCTAGTAAGTGGATAAAGCTTGCAGCTCAACGACACCTTGACGACAAGAAAGCTCAGGAAAATGGCGACTATCGATACATTTACAGCGATGAAAAAGCCGTAAAAGCCTGCCGTTTTGTTGAGGCTCAGTACCATACCAAGGGTAAGTGGGCGCAAAAGAAGAAGCATTTACTGCTAGAGCCTTGGCAAATCTTCTTCTTGTGTAATGTTTTTGGGTGGCTAAAGTCATCTACCGGGCTGAGAAGATACCGAGAAGTGCTGCTATTGGTTCCGAGAAAGAACGGTAAGTCTGCATTAGCTGCGGCTATTGGTCTTTATATGCTGGCTGCTGATGATGAATACGGTGCTGAGGTTTACACTGGCGCAACCTCTGAGAAGCAAGCGAAGGAAGTATTTACACCAGCTCAGTTAATGGCAAAAATGAATCCCGCCCTGACTGGTCACTTTGGAATAGAGGTAAATGCCTCGAATATATGCATCACTAAAAACGGTTCCAAGATGGAACCTATCATTGGAAACCCACCGGACGGCTCTAGTCCATCGTGCGCCATTGTTGATGAGGTTCACGAGCATAAAGATAGCCGATTGATTGACACAATGATTACCGGTATGGGTGCGCGTGAACAGCCTATGATGCTTTACATCACAACGGCGGGCGACAATATTAGCGGGCCTTGCTATCAGTTGCAGCTTGAAGCTCAAAAATGCCTAGAAGGTGTGATGGAGAATAACGAACTATTCTCATTGATTTACGGAATAGATAAAGGCGACGACTGGGCCGACCTCGACACGCTTAAGAAAGCTAATCCTAATTACGGCGTATCTGTATCTGATGACTTCCTTCAGTCACGCCTGCAGGACGCAAAGAACAACGCTCGAAAGCAAAGTACATTCTTAACTAAGCACTTAAATGTCTGGGTTGGCTCTCGCGATGCGTTTTATAACGTGGACAAGTGGAAGCAGTGCGCGGATAAAATAAAACTATCTGATTACTTCGGTCAGCCAATTTATATCGGTATGGACTTAGCAAGCCGCGTAGATATTGCAGCCATTGAGGTTCTCATACCTGATGGCGATGATTATATTCGCTTTGGTAAATACTACCTTCCTGAGTCTGCGGTAGAGTCGGGTAATGAAATGTACACGGCCTGGATGCGCGAAGGATGGCTAACCGTTACTGATGGCGAGATAATCGACTTCAATGTTATCAAAGAGGATATTCTAGAGCTTTGTTCTCAATTTGAAGTTAGAGAGTTGGCCTATGATCCTTTTCAGGCGACTATGTTAATCACTGAATTAATGGCTGAAGGTGTACCAGTTGTAGAAATGCGCCCTACCGTGTTAAACTTCTCGGAGCCTATGAAGTCACTTGATGCCTTAATTAGAGCTAAGAAGATTAAGCACAACGGCGACCCGGTGCAGGAGTGGATGATTTCTAACGTAGTCGCAAAAGAAGACGCGAAAGAAAACGTGTATCCACGAAAGGAAAGGGCAGAGAATAAAATTGATGGAGTTATCGCTTTGCTAATGGCTTTAGGTAGATGTCAGCACGAACAAGAAGCGGCTATCGACTTCGATAACTTACTAACGGTGACATTATAAATGGCATGGTATAAATTCGGCTTCGGTCGTGGTGGTGACAGCATTCAGACTGGTACACAAAACCCGCTACCAGCAACAAGAACAAAAAACGTCACCTTTGATCAAGCTATGGCTGTTTCGGCTTGTTGGGCATCAACTAGGCTTCTAACTGAGACTGTGGCGGCAATGCCGATCCAGTGCTTTGATCGAGACATTAAAACAAATGTTAAAACACCTAATACTGATTACGATCTATGGCGATTAATAAACTATCGACCTAATCGCTATCAAACACGTACAGAATTTATTGAACAGATAATGCTAAACCTAGTTACCTGGGGTAATTCTTACGTTGTAATTGAAAGAACTTCTCGCCGCATTGTTTCCTTGCTGCCTCTTTCCTCTTCACAAATGGAAGTTGATTTGCTGGCTAATGGTGACAGGGTTTACAAATACACTACTCCAGATAGCTCGATCAAGGTTTACGCCGATTCGTCTATATGGCACATAAAGTCATTCGGTAACGGTATTGTTGGCCTATCTCCTTTGGGGTATGCGTCTAATACAATCGGTATAGCTATTGATCAGGCCAATAGAGCAGGCGAACTTTCTGCTAATGGCGGCAAGACAAACGGTGTTTTAACTGTTGATCAAGCCCTAAAGCCTGAGCAGCGAGAGCAGATTAAACAATCATTCTCTGGTATGCAGCAAGGTAATCAAGCGGAGCTTTTTGTCTTAGAGGCTGGATTCAATTATCAGCAAACAAGCTTAAGCCCCACCGATATGGAATTGCAAGACTCAAGACGCTTTAGTATTGAAGATATTGCGCGATTCTATGGGGTTCCTTCTGTATTGATTAACGATACTGCAAGCGGCACAACGTGGGGTAGTGGTATCGAGCAAATTAATATGGGCTTCTATAAGCTAAACCTAAAGCCCTACCTAGAACGAATCGAATCAAGCATTAAGCGCCATCTAATGCCAATGTCAGACCAAGAAAATATCGACATTGAGTTCAACTTTGACTCATTACTACGAGCTGATAAATCGACACGATTAGACGCGCAAGCCAAAGCTGTAAATGCTGGTCTGCTAAAACCAAACGAAGGCCGCGCAGAGGAGGGCTTACCACCTGAGTCAGGCGGTGATACAATTTACCTTAACGGCACTTTAGTTCCTGCGGGGACAACACAAAGACAAGTACAGGCGGATGCTAATAATGGAGCATAAACAATTAAACCTCGCTAAGTGTGAGGTAAAAATGGGCGCGGAAGGTTCATTAAAATTCAGCGGCTACGCTTCTGTTTTTGATGGCTTAGACTCTTACGGCGACACAATACAGGCAGGAGCCTATAAAGAAACGATCGAGAATCGTGATCGCCCAGTCCAACTGCGCTGGAATCACTATGGCCCTGTAATTGGTAAATTTACCGAGATTTACGAAGATGAAAAAGGTCTTTTCGTATCTGGTGAGCTAACTAAAGGGCATTCAGTTGCAGAAGATACGGCAGCACTACTTCGACACGGTGCTATCAGCGGACTTTCTATCGGCTATGTAGTCAAAGACTTTGAACAGCAAGGTGTTGTTAGGGTTTTAAAAGACATTGAGCTGTTCGAGATTTCAGTGGTAGAAACTCCGGCAGATAATAACGCGCACATTACCACAGTAAAAAGCGCAACCAAATTAAAAGACGTTGAGCAAATTCTCCGTCAAAAAGGTTTTTCACAAAAAGAAGCTACAGAGATTGTGGCAACGGTGAAGAAAATTCACGGAGAGCGTGAAGAAGAAAAAGCAGCAAAAGAAAACTTGGAAACATTACAAAACTTTATTAAGGAGACATACTAATGTCTGAAGAATTTAAAGGCGCTCTCACTGAGTTGCACGAAAAAATCGAAGCCAAAATGCAAGCTGTAACTGAAAAGTCAGAAGCAAAAGGCGCTGAATACAAGCAGGCGATTGCAGAGCTTGATAATTCAATCAAATCATTAAATGACCAAATCGTAGAGATTGCCCAAAAGCATTCTGTTGCTCCTGAAGTCATCGAAGCAAAATCATTTGGTCAGCAAGTGATGGAGTCAGAAGGCGTTAAGTCTTTCTTAGATGGTACTTCTAGCCGTGCTCGTGTTGAAGTTAAAAACACTATCTTAAATAGTGGTAACGCTTCATCTACTCACGACCAGCTGAGCGGTGTTGTTCCTGGTGCCTTCCGTCAGCTTACTGTTATGCCAACTGTTATGACTGGCAGTGCAGCATCAAATACCATTTTCTACTCTAAAGAGTCGAACTGGGTAAACGGTGCGGCTTCTCAAGTTGAAGGTGATGCGAAAGCAGAAGCCACTCTAACTTTTGAAGAAGTTAGCGAGCCAGTGCGCACAATTGCACACTTTATCAAAGTTTCTAAGCAAGCCCTTGACGATTCAACCTTTCTAAGCTCTTACATTGAGCGCCGCCTACGTCACGGCATCAATAACAAAGTTGAAGATCAGGTAATTAATGGCGATGGTACTGGAGTAAATCTTTCAGGTTGGTTGGCGACTGGCAATCACACTGTAATCAGTCCGCTTTTAACTGTTGACTTTTTTGGACTGGCTAACAAGCTTAAGATGGCGGTAATCGCGGCGGATTACGAGCCTAGCTACTTCTATGCAAACCCAGCTGATTGGGGCGTAGCAGAAACCACGCGACGCGCGGCTGGTGATAATGCTTTTGTTGCTGCATCCGGCGCAGTTGCTTACGTCAACAACGGTTTAACCCCAATGCTTTGGGGTTTGCCTGTTGTTCTTTCCAACAATGTGCCAGCAGGGACGCTAGTCTGTAAATCTACAGAGGCGGATATGTACGCAGAGCGTGAAGGTACTATTGTTGAAATGTTCGAGCAGGACGGCGACAATGTGGCTAAGAACTTGGTCACTGTTCGTGCTGAAACTCGCGGCGCGGAGTTGGTATTTACGGCTGCCGCTATTGTTACTGGTGATATTACTGCTATCACTAGCTAATAGGCTGGGGCGGCTTACATAGCGCCCCTAGTTTTAAAGGATTTTGAAAATGTATATTGCTACAAAGAATTTTAAAGCCTATATGGTCGGCGAAGTTAAACAAGGGCAAGAAGTGCCTTTTAATAAAGCTTGGCTTGATGCTGGATTGATTAAAGAAGTAGAATCAAAGCCAGTGCAGAAAAAAGAAATTGAAACTAAGCCAAAGAAGCAGAAGAAAGAAACTAAATGAAAACAATAGTTTTAGTGCCGCCACTTACTGAGCCTGTAACACTGCTTGAAGCAAAAGAGCAGCTTAGAATTGAGCCAGCATTTACAGAAGATGATAGTTATATTTCCTCTTTGATTAGTGTTGCTCGTGAGCGATGCGAGAGCTACTGTAATCAATATTTTACTGAGCAGGATATTAAAATATTATATTCTGGTTCGATCCCTTCTGTTGTGTCGTTACCTTACCCGAGTTTAACGGTAACTTCGGTTACTTATACCGACAGCGACAACGCACAGCAAACAGTAAATCCAATTAACTATATTGTTGATTCTACAAACCAAACCATTACATTTACCAATACTTATTCGGCTTTAAACTATCAGGTATTGGCAACAACTAGCGCCCCGCCTAAAATAAATGGCGTTCAGCAGGCTATTAAGCTTATCCTTACCGATCTTTACGAGCTAAGAACTGAAACAGCGGTGGGTGTTTCGCTTGCTGAAAATCCAGCGGTTAAGGCGGTGTTATATCCGTATCGTGAGAGCCTTGGAATATGACGTATAGAGCTGGTGAACTTGATCAAAGAATTACTTTTCAAGAGCGTCAAAGCGCTCCTGATAGCATGGGTGGCTCTACTGATACTTGGGTTAATATTTCGGCGCTTTCTTCAGTATGGGCGCACGCAAGGCCAAAATCAGGTAGAGAAGTAACTCAGTATGATCGAGTAAATGCCGAGGCTGGTTATTTGTTTGTAATTAGAAATAGATCAGACCTTCTAGAATCATACCGCATCTTATGGGATGGTGAACCGTTCAATATAAAGGCTATTAAAAAGCCAAAAGGTCGCGCCCTGTATATGGAAATAGAAGCAGAACGAGGAGTTCCACAGTAATGGCGGCTTCTGAGGTTGAAGTAATCGGCCTTGAAGATATTAAAAAGGTCTTAGAGGAGCTAGCGCCTAGACACGCTAGAAACTTATCTAGGGCAATGGTTCACGGCATGGCTTCAGAGACATCAAAAGAAGCAAAAAAGCGAGTGCCAAAGAAAACCGGACGACTTAGAAAAGCAATCAAGGCAAAGCGTAGACGCGGAAAGCCGGGGCAGCCTGTTTCTGATGTCATTGTAGAATCAGGAAAGAATGCAAAAAATGATGGTTTTTACTGGCGCTTTGTTGAATTTGGAACTGGCGGGCCTGTACCGCAACCAGAACAGCCATTTCTAAGACCAGCAAAAGATATGATACAATCAAACATACCGAAAATTGCTGAAGAACAGTTTACAAAAAAACTAGCAGCGGCAGTTAAACGAGAGCAAAAGAAGATGGCGAAGAATGGCTAATTTTGAAACCGTAGTACAGACAGCGATTTATTCTAAGCTGGCAAATGATGCACCGCTAGCTGCTGTCATTAAATCGGTTTATGATAACGTACCGCAGGCCATAAGCTCAGGTGACGATACAAACTTTCCCTATGTTGTTATTGGTGAAGATTCGCACACCACCATAGATACCGACACTGAATTAATGAATCAAGTTTCAATAACTGTTCATACTTGGTCTAGGTATTCTGGCAGAAGTGAAACAAAACAAGTGCAAGGGCTTATTTATAATGCCTTGCATCGTGCAAACCTGATAGAATCAGGGTATAAATTTATAAATATTGCTCAAGTGGGTTCAGAATCATTTTTAGATTCGGACGGATTCACTAGGCATGGTGTACAAACTTTCAATCTCATAATTGAGGAATTATAAAATGGCTGGTGGAGCTTCACGCGATCTCTTGATCGAAAAAAACAACACTGCGTTAGCGGGAATTAACTCGAAATCTATTGCGATTGCAAAAGAGCCTATCGACATTACGACAGATGAAGATAACGGCTACCGAACTTTATTGGCTGAGGCTGGTACTAAGTCTTTAGATATTTCTTTTTCAGGCGTAACAAAAGACACGCTTCTGCGTTCTCTTATTATGACCGAGCAAAGCATGCTACTAACTGACATTACTATCCAGTATCCTCCTTATGGCGCTCAAGCGGCTGGTGATACAGTCTCAGGTGACTTCTATTTTAATGGATTTACAGAAAATGGCGGCGGCTCTGATGGTGCTGTAGAATTTGACGGTACGTTGCAAAGCTCTGGCCCTTGGACTTACACGGCGGGCGTTTAATGGCTATCTTTGAAGATATTAGCCTAACCTTTGGTGGTGACGAGTTCACCATTAAAGGCAACCAGGTAATGAAGCTAATAGCACAGATTGAAGATGTTATTTCTTTGCAAGAGCTTACATCACAGCCAAAGCTATCTAAACTAGCAGAGGCTTACGCACTGGCAATTAATTACGCTGGTGGCAAGGTTATGATTGATGAGGTTTATGCTTCATTGTTCGGTGATGGCGGATCAGATAATGTCCAAAGCTCAATTACAAACCTTATTATGATGATGATACCTCCTTCAAACTACCAACCCGACGAGGAAAAGTCGGGAAAGTAGGAAGCGGCGGTTTAGTAAAAAACTTGTATATGACAGCCATAGCAAGTTTCGGATTGGTGCCTAGTGAATTCTGGGCGCTGCATCCTCAAGAGTTTTGGTGGATGCTTGAAGCAAAAGCGCCGCACCTTTTTGAAGAACCACAGCGAAAACGCCTATTAAGGCTATTGGAAAAAGGTTTTAATAATGGCTGAATCAGATATTTTCGTGCGTTTTGGGGCTGATATAGACCCACTAAAGCGCGGCACAAAAGAAGCAACAAGTACACTCGATAAATTCGGCCAGCAGGCCAAGAAAACAACGGGCGCAATGGCGAAAATGGCGGCGGCTTCCGCTGTTGCTGGGACTGCTATTGGCGTTAAGCTTGTCAAAGACTCGTTGGGTGCAATTGATGCTCAAGCCAAGCTAGCTAAGCAGTTAGGAACCTCTAGCGCTTCAATGGCGACACTTGATAGAGCGGCGGAGATGTCAGGCATCTCTATGAAGCAGATCGAGGCAGGCGCAAAAAACCTTGAAGTAGTTATGGGTGAAGCGGCTCAAGGAACTGGTGCCGCTGCTGATACGCTTGATAGATTAGGGCTATCAGCATCTAGTTTAGAGGGCATGACCCTTGACCAAAAACTTTTAACGATTAACCAAGCGTTAAAAGATAACATTCCAGCAACAGAAAGAGCGGCTGCGGCCTCTGATTTATTTGGTAAAAAAGCTGGCTTTGCAATAACTCAATTAACCCCTGAAACAATCGCAGAATCTAGGCGCCAAATGGAAGGCTTTGGACTAGCCATTTCAGATGTTGATGCGGCAAAGATTGAGGCCGCTAATGATGCTATGGGTAGTATTGGTCGTGCTGTTGATGGTGTTAGCCAGCAAGTAACCATTGCTTTGGCTCCAATCCTTGAGCAATTAGCGCTAAACTTTCAGGAAGCTGCTATTGAGTCAGGTGGATTTCAGCAGCAAGCGACTGATGCAGTTAACGGCGTAGCAAAAGCGGTTGGCTTTATCGGTAACGCCTTCACCGGCGTTGAGTTGGTAATTGATGGTACTATCTTGGGATTTAAAGCTCTTCATGCTGCTGCTCTTGGCGTTGCTTCAACTATTGCCGAATCTATCGAGGGAGCAATACAGGGAGCGGTTGGCACAATCAATGGATTGATTGATTCGGTTAATAATATACCTGGCGTTGATGTTTCCAAGCTGGTTGTTGGTCAGTCAGAAATGGTTGCCAGCATAACCGCAGCAGCAATGGAGGCTAACGGCGAGTTACAAGCAGCAACGCAAGAACTTCATAGTAAATTAATGACTCCATTGCCATCTGAGCAGGTGGAAGCATTTATTGCGTCAATTAATAATCCGGCAATCGTTGAAGCTAAGCAGGCTCAAGTTGATCAGCTTAATGCTATTGATCAGCAGGCAGGCCAACAAAGAATATCGAAAGAAGAAGAAATACAAAGCGCGATGGCACAAATTAGGATGCATTGGGGTAGCCAGCAAACTGGCGCTGTATCTCAGATGTTTTCCGACTTATCAACCTTGCAACAGTCGGGCAATAAACGTCTATTTGAGGTTGGCAAAGCTGCGGCTAGGGCCAATGTTGTAATGTCAACTTACGAAGGCGCACAGAAGGCCTACACGTCTTTAGCTGGTATTCCTATTGTTGGGCCAGCACTAGGGGCGGCGGCGGCTGGTGCTGCTATTGTTGCGGGCGGCATTAGATTGCAGGCAATTAACAGCACAAGTTTTGGCGGCGGAGGATCGGTTAGCGCCGGGGCTGCTGGTGCTAGTCCTGCTGTAAGCGCCCCAACTGCTGCGGCTGCTCCAGAACAGAACAGAACTGTTAGAGTTGATACTTTAGACCCTAGCGCACTTGTAAGCGGCTCAATGGTAAATAGTATTGCTGAGCAGCTTGTAGAATTGCAAAATGACGGTTTTAAATTGGTGGTTTAATGGCGACAATAATTAGCACTGGCTTTGTATTAGGTGAAGCTGAGCAAGGTGATAAAGGGGTTCTTTGTTTCAATAACATTATTACCCCTGAAAATATAACGGCTACCAGCTCAACTGCTGAAAATCCTATTACTAACGTGACGAATCCGGCAACGGCTTTCCTATGGGAGGCTGGCAGCACAGCAACGCAGACTATTACGGTTACTACTGATGGCTCAGAGGTTGATTATATTGGTATAGCCAGGCACAACCTAAACCAGATAGGGCTAGCTGTTTCTATTAAATACAACGGTGTAACAGTTGTACCAGCTCAAGCTATTTCTGATACTCAGGCTATATTGTTCCTGCGTGGTATCGCAACACCTTCAACTATTCAGATAGTAATTACAGGGGCTACAGAAGCGGTAAAAATTGGCGTTATTTACATTGGCAAAAAGCTTGAATTGCAACGCGGGCTATATGTTGGTCACACTCCGGTAACTTATGGGCGTGATCGCGTGGCTGTAAATGGAATATCTGAAAACGGTCAGTACCTTGGTGAGATAGTAGTAAGGGAAACAGTGTCTACTCAGGTTAGCTTGCAGAACCTCACGCCTGAATGGTACAGGTCAATGCTCGATCCTTATATTGGGATGAAGCCTAGAAAGCCCTGCTTTTTTGCGTGGAAGCCAGCAAAATATCCTGCTGAGGTTGGTTATGTATGGATAGAAGGCAACCCAAAACCAGTAAACCAGCGTAGTAACGGAATGATGCAAATTGACTGGAATTTTAAGGGCGTAGCATGACAGAAAGAATCACACTCGTTGAAATTGATCTTGATCGTTGCAGCCTTACGTACGGGCAAGCTCCATGCACTGCATCAATACCCGCCACAGGTGACATCAAATGTTTTAATTGCTTTGCAACCTGTCAGGATCAGGCAAACTACGCACAAGAAACCGTCACAGCTCGATACTCTACGGCAAGCTCAAGACTATCAACTGATTTTGAGGCAATCCCTAATATTGAGAAAGTCTCAATTCGCCCAGCTAAATTAGAGCTAGGCGAGTCTATAGGTGTTCGCGCATCTATTAACATTGATTTCAGAGATGAAAGATTTCCTGACACAGGGCCAGAAGGCGACAGGTACCTATCTGATAGAGATTACGACCCATACGAGCGCGGGACATACTGGGGCAAATTTAGGGCTCGTTGGCCATACGTAAAAGGCTCTAGCATTAGATTGATTCGAGGCAATAGTGATCAATCAATTGCACAAATGGAAATACGTCATTTTTTGATTGAAAAAGTAGCTGGCCCAAATAGCAATGGCGGTTTTACTATTCAATGTAAAGACGCTTTGCAGTTGGCAGACGGTAAACAGTCGCAAGCCCCGATTATTAGCAATGGGTCAATCCTGAATGCCAGAACTCCAACAAATACAACGCTAACTCTCGATCCGGTCGGTATTGGCTCTGAATATCCGCTTAGCGGAGTTGCACAGCTTGGAGGGGAGGAGATAGTAACATTTACGCGCTCGGGCGATATATTGTTTATAACTCGCGGGCAATACAATACAGAAGCGGTAAGTCATGATGCAGGCGCAAGAGTTCAGGTTTGTCTCGAGTATTCACAAAAGACTGTCACCTACATTCTTAATGACCTGCTTTTAAACTATGCCAATGTGCCTTCTGAGTTTATACCTCTTTCAGACTGGACGACTGAAGATAATAACTACATAGCTAGAAATTACTCTTCCTTAATTGCAGAGCCGACAGAAGTCAAAAAGCTGATTAATGAGCTTTTAGAGCAAACCGCCTCTACTATCTGGTGGGATGATGTTTCAAAGCTTCTGAAGTTTAGGGTGTTGCGATCAGTGGCAACCGACGCGGCCCTGTATGATGACAATCAAATTGTCGGTGGTAGTTTTAGCGCAAAAGACCAGCCAGAAAAACGAGTATCCCAAGTTTGGACGTATTTTGGCCAAATAAACCCACTAGAAAAGCTTGATGAAACCAAAAACTATTCATCGACTCTCGCAGTAGTTAGCACTGAGAGCGAAACAAATTTTAATAACGTGCCAAGTATTAAGCGTATTTTTAGTCGCTGGATACCTGACACTGGCGCAGATGCAGCAGACAGATTGAATAGGCTTATATTATCTAGATACTCAACACCGCCTAGATTAATTAGTTACAACGTGCAACGTGGCCTAAATATAACGCCCGAACTTGGCGGTGGTTATCGTGCTAAGTCTTGGACTATTCAGGACGAAACAGGCTTGTCTGTTGAACTACCAATTCAGACTATTCAGGTTAAAAGCTCGGATACTGGTTTTTCGGTTTTAGCTGAAGAGGTGCTATATAATCAGACCGTGGCACCAGAAGACCCAACAATTAAAAATGTATCAATAGTGGTAAATGAAAACAATATTAATCTGAGAGAAAAATTCTTTGACGTGTTTTCTATTATTAATACCGGCGATACTATCAACTTTACAATTGAAGAAGGTGTGATTATTGGCGGTGCTTCCACGGGCTCGGCTTCACTGGTTTACGGTGCTTGGGATGAGGACATCACAATCAACCTAACTAATAACGGAACGGTTGCTGGTCGTGGTGGTCGTGGTGGTAGTGGGGCGCGAATCAATAGTGACGGATCATTGACCACGGGGTTTAATGGCTCTAATGGTGATGACGCTATCGACCTGCCTGTTACTGGCTTACCAATTCCTACAGTTTTTAATATTACAAACAATGGCTTGATCGGCGGCGGCGGTGGTGGCGGCGGTGGCGGCGGTGCTGCTAAGGCTGTCATGTCCACGGGTTTGGCGTCACCAAGTCAGGCGTTATATGGCGTGTCGGGTTCTGGTGGTGGTGGTGCGCCGTTTGTGAATTTTGGTGGATCGTTTGGCGTTATAGAAAACCCGTCACAATTTATAACCAGTGGCATTAACACAGTTAACGGTGCTAAGAATGGTTTAAGTGGTCAAAATTCGTCAGAATTAGTGACTGGTGTTGGTGGTATTCGAACTGGTTTTTCTTTTTTCAGCGACTTTAACCCTACACCAGACCCCGACTCATACGTTAGAAACGGTGAAGGGGGGGATGGTGGCTATTTTGGCTCAAACGGTATTAACGGTGGGGACGGTATTACACTGAATCCCATATCTGGGTCAGTGACATCTAACGGCGGAAACGGCGGCGCAGCGGGTGACGCTATCTTAAAACGCGGAAAAACTGTTACAATTACAAACAACGGACAAATACACGGGGCAATAGTACCATAATGGCAAATTCAATCTGGCAGGCTACAGTGCAGAATGCGACTGGGGATATTATCCCCGGTGCAGAAATGACGGTGGTCGATGAAAACACAGGCTTACCAGCTACAATCTTCTCAAGCATTGGCGGCGCAGCATTAACAAACCCGTTCTTTGCAGATTCAGAGGGATTCGCGCAATTTTACGCCGCCCCTGGAACTTATCGAGTAACTGCAAATGACACAGGCACAGGGCAGACGATTACTTGGCGTTATATTCGCCTTGGTGATGCAGCTAGCAGAGACGTAGGTATTGCTTCCGGACAGGTTCCTGACGCTGATGCGATGAACATGGTTAATGCAACAACCAATTATACAAACTTGAATCTCAATAATACAGAATTCAGCGGAAACCTAGATTCTAAAATTTCCGGGAAGGCCATTTCTGCAACGCAAGCACTAATAGAGATTAAAAATACAAACACGGCTGAGCCTGTATCTATAACTGTAACAGGTAGTTTTAGCGTACTTAATGCTGATCTAACACTAAACACAGCATTAATAGTGCCTACGTTTACATTTGCTAGTGGCATTGGTTCAGTTGTTGTATTGGCGGAGGGGCTTACCGGACTTTCTGCTGGTGATACCGTATGGCTAACGTGCAATAATACCGGATCAAGAATAGTGGTGAACTTCTAATGATTGAATATTATTATGACAAAAACGGCTTAATTCACTTTGTGGAAAAGCACAGTGAAAACAAGCAAACTAGCGGAATTATTCGCGATAAAAATAATGCGGATAAATTAATAGATTCTGGCGTTGAAATAGCGCCTTACGTTGAGCCTGTTAAGACTGCTGAGCAATTAAAGTCGGAGGTGGAGCAAGAGCTTAAATCATTAGACGCAAGCTCTCGCACACTCTCTAACGCGCTTCTAGGTGATCAATGGGCAATTGACGAGCTTAAACGCCTAGAAGCTGAAAAGGTTATTTTGCGGGATAAGCTTCAAGCTCTCTGATCACTCATTGAGCTTGAGTTGTTTTAGTTTAGCTTTGTAAGTGGCCTCTATGTCCTTCAAGTCCTCAATAGAGTATTTCTTAGGATCGTGAGGCCCTTCTAGCCATTCAACCCTAGATAGACCAATCTTCTTAACTAAGTTAATCCTGTAGTCTGCTATGTTGCCTGACAGATGGTTATTGCACACCGAGCATTGCTTGTGGCAATTATCCTCTTCAAACCTTAGCTCACCATGACCACCAACAGTTCTATAGTGCCCGGCATGGTATTGCCCATCGTGAAACCTTTGACAGCTTATGCAAGGTTCTTTTTCATCTTCAGCCCTAATGAACGCATTGAAAGCCGTCTGAGCCTTCTTTATCCATACAGATTTATCGTTATCATTAATCCTCTTCTTGAATTCGGTGTTTCGCTTCTTGACCTCTTTTAGCTTCTCTTTGTTGCGCTTAGCATTCGACCATTCTATTGCATGATCAATATTGCAGAATACGCCAGCGGGAACCTTTACCCATTCCGTGACGTACTTCTTACAGTGCTTGCATGGGCGCTTAGAGTTAGCCATTATTGCCAAATAACAGCGATAAGAGACACCACTGATCCAGTAATTGATAGTGCTAATAGAGATAAAATAACACCAGATATCTTCTCCCCAATATCATCAAAATCAAATAAATTAATGATAAAAAGCAATAGCGCAATAAATACCAGCGACGTGAGAAAAATATTACCAGCCATAACTAAGCCCCCAAAACCATATCGCAACCATCACCACGACTTGCCGCAGCAAGCCTAATAACAACCTTATCCGCTAACTGAGCCAGCTTAGGCTTAGGCATATTGAATTCATAATCAAGGCGCTTTGCTACTGCTTTGGCGTAACCTTCATTTGTGACATAGAAGCCACCAGGAACAGCCCATGTGCCATCTTCTTTCTTGACTAGAGTAATACCGCCTTCCTCTACGTCATCTTTGTTTTTTATCGTGCTTGTGTATTCGTTTGTCATTTAGTTTTCCTCTTTAGAAAAAGCTCATCAATTGGTTTAGCGTTCTTTCGTCCGCTGTTTTAAATATATTACTCATAGCAGCTTGTATTAGCGCCTGATAGCATTGTTCAAACTCATCTTGGCTCATACTGCCAAAAGACAAGGATTTAGCTTCTAGCCTTGCCTCTGAGCTTATCGAGTAGTAAGCATTATGA